ACGCTTATAAAGGTCACTATGCCTGTTGTTCCAGTGGTTCCGATACCAGACCTTAAAACAAGAGTATTTCTAGGAACTTCAATGGAGAAGAACCTTTGAAGTCCCGTGTTTGTAGTTGAAAGACCACTGATAGTAACTTCATCATTATTAATAAAGTTGTGTGGTTGAGTTGCATATCCTACAAGAACCCCTGTTCTTCCAGACTGACTAAACTCAATATCTGTAACTTGAGTTGATGCAACACTAACTCCAGTTACAGTTACACCCTCAACTCTAGAAACGCGAGCAGATGCTCCTCTTCCACTAGTTCCAGTATTGTCAAATACTACTCTATCATCTACTTTATATCCAGATCCCTTTTTCTTTATATCAATAGATTCTACTTTTCCAGATCTAACATCATCTATCTTACTATCATGATCTTGGATATTGGTTGGATCGATAAAGTATGGATATCTTTGTGTAGAAGATTTTGTATTATATGGTGTTGTATTTCTTATAAGATTATTTCCGACAATATCAAAATCGTCTTGGTTTGATTCCTTATCAAAGTTAAAATCTACTGGAGCAGATCTAAACTCATTTCCGATAAAATATGGGAATTGTGGAAGTTTATACCCCTTAAATGGACCAACAGATTCTATAGATCCTGCAGAAATGGTAGCAAAATATGCATAAGTACCATTTGGATACTCTGGAGTTACACAATACCTACCGTTGTATTTGTCAAGGTCTCCAGTTCCAGTATACACATAATCATCAATCAAAAATCCTTTTGGAAACTTAGAAACAGGTGGTCTATTGTCAGGAGTTATACGCTCATATCCAGATACCATTGCTCTGACAATTCCACCATCTGGTTTATCGTATCCATATGGACCATAGATAGGATTGCCATCATATGCCCAACCAATGATTGGAGAGTGATTTTTTGATGCAGTTTCTGCAGATGTATTTGGATCAATAATCAGATCAGGAACAAATACTTGCTTATCAAGTCTTGTGATTTCTCTATAAACATTCTGTCTGAACTTTCTTGGTGCATAGATGTGAGAATATTGAAGTCCATACTTTGGATTCAATCCTTCAGTAATATAACCATCATCATCAGTAATATTTGGAACAGATAACGCCCTTTCAAACAGGTTTATCACCCAGTTTTTGATAGACGCCTGCAATGCTGCACCTGAACCTGCAGGTTGAATATCAATGCTCGTTTTACTATTTGTGTAGTTATATCCGCTGTTAGCAACAAAAACACCAGTAATAGAACCACCAGTTATGATAGGAACCAACTCAGCACCTTGACCATCTCCCAAAACAACGAGAGATGGTGGGGAGTTGTATCCCGAACCACCAGATTTGATAACAACCTCAACGATTGCTCCATTGATAACAACGGGATCAAGAATAGCACCACTGCCACGATTTAATGTAAACAATGGTTGTCTATTGTCTCCAATGATTTCACTGCTTCCATATCCAACTCCACCATTGAACAGTGATACTCCAGTAATGGATCCTCTAACTATTGGTTGAAGTTTAGCTGTAAAATCTTGACTTGATGTTGTGGTAATACCAATAACACCATTTACTTGAACTTGGATTGGTTCATAGTTAAATGTGTGAGTACCAGTTCCTTGAGATGTGATATTTACATGTTGTTTTGTTGTATAATAAAAATTCTTTGTTACAGTTGTTCCAACTCCAACAGCAGAAAGTCTAAATTGATCATCATTAACTCTAGAAACATAATATTTGGCACCAGAAGTCAATCCATCAGCAGGTAACCCTGTTGGAGTGTATACGATCAGATCGCCATCATTATATCCATGATCCACTGCATCAATCGTATCTGAATAAACATTAATCTTTTCGGGATTAATATGTACTGCTCTATTTTTATATCCTATTCCTGGATTTGTTACCTTAACACTGTTGATTACTCTTTTTCTCTGGACAGCAGTTACAGAGTGTGTTCCTGATCCATAAGATGTTAAGTTTACTGTATTAATGCCAGCAATAGCATCTTCTTCAGTGTAGTGGAACTTAACATAGGTATCACTTTCTAATGTAGAAACATAATATTTTGAATCAGTAGAAAGTCCACCTACATTTCCACTACCTCCTGTAGAATAAATGACCGCTTCACCATTTCTAAACTTGTGGAAAGAAGAGAATCCAATAGTGTTATTTGTTAGATCTACACGGAAAGCGTCACCAAAGGCATTGAAGGTATTTACATGCTTAACTGTAAGCATGTCAACTTCTGCTGTTGCTCCCTTACCACCACCTCCAGTTATTGTGACTGTTGGTGTACCAATATAATCAAATCCACCATCAGAAACTCTGATTTCTTCAACTGTTCCTTCTACAGAAACAAGTCCAGTAGCAGCAGTTCCAACTGGATCTGTGATTCCTAAAATAGGTGGATTAACAACATCATACCCAGATCCACCAGCAGTAGCAATAATTTTTTCGATTGGACCGTAGAAAATAGAATCTGGAGACTTATAGTTTAAGATTTCAACACCATTCACCAGCATACCAATCTGTCCTGGTGCTGTTTGATTAACAACAGAACTGTTTTCTGGAGTTGGGAACTTTCTAATAAGTTTTTGCGATTCTAATGTCTGTCCAGATAATCTAAATCTTTCAAACTTATTATCAGTAACTGTTCCAGTAATAGCAATAAAGATATTATTAAAAATATTTGTTCTACTTCTGTACAAAGATACTTCGTTTGCAGAAACTCTTTTTACAAAATATGTTCCTGCATCGACATTTAACTTATTTGTTCCACTTCCAGGAATATATTCAACAGAGTCTCCAGTATATAATCCATGAAAACCAATATCAATCACTTCATCATCAGAATATGAACCGCTAAAAACAATAGATCTATCTTTTACTTTTAGTTCTTGTCTAAAGTATGCAGGAAGAGAAGGTGATGTGACATAAACATCATTATTTGAGTCCAGATATACATTCTGAACATTTGCGTTATTAGTATTTGCTTGTGGGAAGTTAGTTGCGTTAACCTTTGAAAGATTCTTACTTACTGTATAAGACAGACTTTCATCAATCGCTTGACCGATTCTAACTTGAAAAGTATTTTCATTTTCAATGGATGTTATCTGGGATGTAATTCTAATACCTGTTGATGAAAGAATATCAACTGAATCACCATCATACAGAGTAATCCTATCATAAGTAGTGAACTTATAAGTATAATCTGAGATATCTACAAGACTTACGGAAGCAGCATCATATACTGCTGGAATATTAAATACCCAGTTATTTGATTTTGAATCCGTTGCTCTTTTACCAAGAGACTTGATTTTTAGAATATCATCGTCCTTCAACCCATTAGTATTAGGATCAAACTCAACTTCAGATAAAACTGCACCAATTCTAACTGTAATGGGATTAGTTTGTCCTGGACCTTCATATCCATAAGCAAAAGCATTATCTCTTGCTTCAGTTTCAGAAACAACATCTGGAGTTCCTGAGCAACCAAAAAACTGATTAAGTGTTTTTGATGTATAAGAAACAAGTGTTGGAGTTCCAGCAGCACTATTAACTACAAGAGTTCCTGTTGTTCCAAACCCAACGGTTGAATCAACATCAAGGACAGTTGATCCTGCAGAAACTGCAGTGATAACCTTAGTTTTTGGATGAATCTGAAAATCACCAAAGAGAGATCCAAAAACATTAATGTCCTTATCAAAGTCATAATCAAGACTCAGTTTGTAGTAATCTTTTCCATTTCTACTAAACTTTTCTGCCTTAGTTACAGATCCTCTTGCTTCTTGATAACCTCTACCTGCATTTTGGAAAAGAGTCTTATTTTCAAGATTTAATGGATCACCAGAGATTACTTCTACAACTAAGTCTTGTGTTACACTGTATTGTGCATCAGATGGTTGAAGCAGATTATCTCTTGGTTTTAAGATTTCTACATCAACACCATACAACGCACGGAAAAGAATCTCAAAGGATTGATCAGTTCCCTTTGATTGATAAAAATCTTTTGCCTGCTTAATAAACAGATTTTGATTAATGCCTGAATATAACTCTCTATCTTCAAATCCAGGAGTTACCTGAATTTTTGTCTTTCTTAAAAACTCTTTGAGAAAAAGAATGCTGAGATTCGTAACAGTTGCTCCACTTGTGTGAGTTGCAACAGTTGTATCTGAAAATACTAGGGTATCTGGTCTGTTTTGACTTTTGTAGGAACTGATGCCAGAAAAACCACGAACGCATCCAGTAAATGATGTGGTTGTTTTACCAGTATATGTGATGATCTCAGAGTCAATCTGAATCAGACCATAGTTATCTGGAAAATCACTAGTATCTTCAACATTGATTGTTGTGCTAAAACGAGTAATATTGGATGTCAGAGTAGTTTCATGGTTGAGGTTTGTCATCTCCTCAACTTTCACATACTTATCAATATTCTGAAGAATATCTAAAGTACCACTTTCATTTTCTTGTGACTTATAATATTCTTGTAAAAACTCTGCTACAAGAGGAAAATCCTCCCTTACAAACGCAGGGAGTTGACTCTCGACGATAGAACTTGTTTTAACTCTTTTTACCATTGTATTTTACTTTCTAACTAAGCCTCTTGTGGAATAGCTTGGGGTTATGACATAGTTTGATCCAGAAGGATAAGTTCCAGATGTGATCTCATCAGTAACCATATCAACTGAGGTATTACTTATATCTAGCTGCAAATAAAGATCCTGTAATCCAATGACATCATTAGATACAGGGCTTGCAGAAATCTCAACGAGTTCAGCACCTCTTACAACAACAGATCCTGTTATATTTACTGGATTCAGGAGAATCTCTCCTTTCTCATAATCAATGATACCAGCAGATCTTCTTACGATTTTTACTTGGTCATTTGCAAGTAATCTAAAGAAGAAAATAGAACCTGTTTTTTCATCAGCATTAGGCAAGTCAGATAGATAAACCGTATCATTCACGCCAGCAATCCTAAATCCAGAAGAACGAATATTGTATCCAGTTTTTCTGTTTACTCTGATTGGGTTTCCATAGCAAATCTCATATTCTGTAAACTCATTAAGTCTTGCACGAAGATCACGACGCATCTCAACAGTTGTAATATTTGAAGAAATGGATTCGTGTGAGTTGTCAATCAAACCACCGAGTTTACTATATTTTAATCTTGCACCATATCTATTTAACTCAGTAGAATCAGCGTATGCCTGGAGATTTTCCTTGACAATCGCAAGAACATAGTTTGGACTTGGTGCTTGATTTGGGTTGTAATATACAGAAGAATCCAACTCAAGATAAAGATATTTCAGGTCAACAATCTCAGGAACAATACCTGCAACACTATATTTTCTTAACTCTCTTCTGAGGTTATTTTTAATTCCTTCAGGTACGAATGGACCGAACGATGGTTTGATGGTAATGTAAACTTTACCGTATCTTGGTGGATTGAGTTCTTCACCACCAAAGACAGATACAGATTCAGCTTCTGAATAGATCTGAGGTATAAGTGCTTCATAGTCATTCGCAGTCACCGCACGATTTTGAGATGCATATATTTTTGGAGCATACTTCTTGATAGAAGCGATAGATTCAATATTTGATCCACCCACTGCTGTTTGTGTAGTCGTGAGCAGTGATGTTGCCTCATTCACGACATTTCCATCATTATCAACTAATCTACCACTAAAACTAAATGTAGATGATCCATTGGCACTTTCACCGTGTGTTACATTATATGTAATGGTTATCTTTGCATTTGCTTCTAACTTCTTACCAAATACACCATCACCAAAGATTAACTCATATCTTTCATCTTCAATCTCTTGAATGAAGAAAACTCTTGATGATGATGTAACTTCAAATAAACTATTTGCTAATGTGTAGGTAACTGCTTGAAGTGGACCAGTTCCATCTTCATCAACACTTACACGAATCGAAGATGTATCAATATTTGCGTTATCAAGTATAAATCTCTGCTTTGGATTCGTTGTGCTAACAGTAAAGGTTTGTGTTAAGTAGGTTCCTTCATAAATGTCAACATCATTGAAGTATGCGATATTATCCTCTACAGGGACGGTAATATCTGCTGGTATGGTGAATGTATAGGAAGAGGATCCAGTGACCCTTGTAGTGGCAACTACGCCCCTCTTAAGAGTGATTTGAACTGGATTTGTGCTGAGGTTTGAAGTATCCAGAAAGAATGAAACGGTAGCACGAGCACCAGTTTTTGATCTGGGTACATATCCAATGTTTCTTGCTAGGGCAACCACATTTTCTCTTAAAGTTGCACTATCAATAAACACCTCATTGCTAACCATGTTAGCATTGTATGCACTAATGTAAGTATTATAAGCAAGAGTATCTATCAGGATCGCTAAGTTGGATCCTTCATAGTCAAAATCACTGAAATTTGAGTTAGTCCTCAAATAATCTTTGATTTGTGTTTTTATCTGGTCAAAGTCCAGATTTGTAAAATTTACTAGTGCCATTTATCGAACAGACTCTAATGCAAATGTGATCTCTTGAAGTGATTGTGATTGTCCAATGATTTCATATTGAATTGCACATTCAACAGTACCAGAGTCATTATTATGGAATACTTTGATTTCCCCTACAGATACTCTTGGTTCATAACTCACCAAAACGCCACGAATTCTTGTCTCAATGATACTAGCAGTGATTGAATCAAAGTTTTCAAACACTGCTTTCTGAATATCAGTACCAACTAGACGCTGAAACGGTCTTTCAGAGAGATTTGTCAGCACTAAATTGCGGACAGAACGCCCAATAGCATTTTCATTCGTCAAAGTTACCAAATCACCAGTGATTGGATGCTGACGAAATGAAAAACTAATGTCTTTAAACCCGCGACTAACTCCCTCTAAAGGCATTTATAGGAAAATACTATGATTCTGTCTTATTTAGACAGTATTTTATGATTAATCAACCCATCTTTCAACGAAATCATCGAACCCACCTGCTCCTCCACAGGGGCGAGACATCCTATTTTTAGGAACCTCATAACTTTTACAGTTTTTTAAGTACTTATCACTATCAACTTCGGTAATAAGAGTCATTCCAGACTTAATGAACTCTTGACTTTTGTCAACTTTTTGTAGTCCCATCGGTTTTTTCCTCTGATTTTGGTAAATCAGAACTTTTTTCGGGGTTGCTATCCCGTTCTTTTGCTGTTTTCCAGAAATATTCGTCTTCACGACCCATTCCAAGGCGGTCATTGCCGTTTTCTACCTGATACCACTGAGTTGAAACCTTAAAATCAGGCATTTTGGGATCAACAGGAGTCAAACTATTGTCAAAAATGCGTAATCTGTTGTTTGGATACAGTGCATATTGACCATTATTCAGTTCAATTAGGTTGTGAGACTTATGTTCTGCTGGATTTTCACTCGTTGCCCAATCAACATAGTCAGGATCATGATGATAGTTATCAATTGTACAGACATAAGTGCCTTTTTGAATACCATGATCTCTTGTATAACACTCAAAATCCATTGAACCAATGAATTTCTTATCAATACTTACTACACCATAGTCCATACAGTTCCAAAACTGTAGATTTGGAAGACTCATATCAGGATCAGGAGTCTCTGGACGAGACAAAAAGGCACTGATGGGCAACTTATCATACATTGCAGC